GCAGAAGGCCGGGATGAGTAACCCAGAGCAGACGGCAAAGGACATCGAAAACCTTCGGTGGGGCTATGACCGTATCCTCGGTAGGCCCGATCCTGCCGCTCTAGGTGAGACAGCCCAGTGGCTCCGGCTGGTCCGTAACTTCAACTTTGCCCGACTCATGGGACAGATCGGCCTTGCCCAGATGATGGACATTGGCCGTGCAGCCAACTCGGCTGGTATCAAGTCTTTCATGCAGCACATCGGCGGGTTTAAGCGGATCAAGGATGCTGACGGTAAGTTCATCCTCAAGCACGGCATCGACCGTGAGCTTGAGGCTATGGCTGGAATGGGTGGTGATCGCCTCCGTGGCTTCGTGGCCCTTAACCTCGAAGACCCGGGTGGGATGCGTAACCTCGACCGTGGGAAGTTCGTGGACAAGGCTAACGCCTTCATGGACACGGCTACCTTCGCGGTAGCTGAAGCCTCTGGGATGAATTACATCAACCAGTGGCTCACCCTTGTCTCTGGCCGTATCGCTGCCCAGAAGTTTGCCAACATAGCTACCAAGAAGAACCTTTCCAAGGCTGACAGGAATCTCCTGTCCTTCCTTGGGCTGAATGATGAGCAACTGGATCGTGTCCTAGGACAGGTTCGGTCCAACTTCAGCTACACCGATGGTGCCTTGTTTGGTCGCAAGGTGACACAGATGAACCTTGATAAGTGGGCCGATGCGGAAGCTCGGGCTCTCTTTGAGGGGGCTCTGTTCCGCTTCTCACGCTCTGCCGTCCAGCATTCGGACATCGGGGCCATGGCCAAGGTCATGAGCCACCCGATGGCCCAGACGATCCTTCAGTTCCGTTCCTACGCCCTCACCGCTTACGAGAACCAGCTTCTCCAAGGGGTGGTGAACCCTGATATGCGTCAGGCCATGATGGCCGCAGGTTCCACCCTCACGGGGGGCCTCGTCTACATGGCGCAGGTACACCTTCAGGCCATCGGTAGGTCGGACGCTCAGGACTTCGTGGACAAGCGCCTAGGTGATCCCATGAAGCTCGGGCTGGCAGTCTTCCAGCGTACTGGCTTCTCTTCGATCATCCCAATGGTCGCAGATAGCGTGGCGTCCTTCACCCCCATGGGGCCGATCTTCGATGCCCGTACCACGGGACAACCCTCCGACTTCATCTTCGGTAACCCCTCAGTGGGTCTTGTGAAAGACCTTACGTCCGTCTCGAAAGCTCTAATGACTGGTATGTGGAATGGTACCCCCATCACACAAGATCAGGCCAGAGACTTCCAGCGTATCCTCATCCTTGGCAACTCTATGCCTCTCCTTCAAATGTACAACGGGCTTATCTCAGGTATGCCCTCTCGATAATAGGGAACGATGTCACTCTTTCAGCAACCATCATTCGTTCAGTACACGGGTAACGGGGCTCTGCGTCAATACGCAGTCCCCTTCCCCTATCTGGAACGAAGCCACGTTATTGCCACGCTAGGCGGGGTTGAGCAGCCGTTTGTGTGGGTAAACGCCCAACTGATCGAGTTGGCCACTGCTCCCGCTAATGGTGTCACCTTCACCGTCCGTAGGCGGACTCCTTCTGCTACGGTTCTTGTGGACTTTGAGTCGGGGTCGGCTCTTCAGGATGAAGACCTCGACCTCGTGGCCAAACAGGCTCTCTACGTTTCTCAAGAAGCTCTCGACATCGCTCAGGCAGGCGCAACGCTGAGTGATGATGGGACCCTTGATGTTCAAGGCCGTAGAATCAAGAACGTAGGAGCCCCGGTAGCGGCTAACGATGCTGCTCGTAAGGCAGACGTTGATGGCGTCGTGGCCGCATCAGGAGCCGCAGCAGCAGCATCCGCAGCAGCCGCTCTGGCCTCTCAGAACGCCGCAGCAGCATCCGCTACCGCAGCCAATAACGTAGTGACCAGTGGAACAGTCGGTGCCGTTCGGCATGATGTTGTGCAGTCGCTTACGTCCCCACAGCAGACGCAGGCTCGGGCTAACATGGGTAGTGCTGCTCTTGCTGGAGCCCCGGCTCAGACGTTCTCGGTTGCGCCTGCATCAGCCAATGAACACGCTGTCAGCCGTGTGTTTGGTGATGGGCGCTATGACCGCATCACGACCTCACCGACTGCGCTGACCAATGGTGCGACTATTCCCAGCACGGAGAACGGGCGCTTCTACAGCATGGCCTTGCCGACGCATCAGACAGCCTTGTTGCCTAGCACAGGCGGCTTGATGGATGGCTTCTCTGTCATCGTTTACGCTACTGGTCTCCCATCAGGCTATGCGACGGCTTGGATCAGTGGCAACGGAAAGAACATCCTGTATCGCGACTATGCGGCGTTCCTTTTCAATATGATCGGGAACGGAGAGATATTCCGGTTCACGTGGCTGTCTGGTCTGGATCAGTGGATCGCGGAGTGTTTGCGGCATCCGGCAGAAGTGCGAATGTCTCGCAGTCACAACGGAACAACTTGGACTAGTGGTGCTACAGCGTTCACTAATCTTCCCTACAACCTGCTCGGTGGCGACCACCCGCAGTTCGATGTAACAAGCTCTTCGATTACTCGTCCTCCTGTCACGGGGGTCTACCAATACCGGCACAGGGCTTATATGTCGGCTATGTCGGGAGGCGGCACGAGCGGACAAGCTAACTTTATCGGGACAGACATAGACACGGGCACTGGAAATTCATCAGAAGATTACGAAACTAAGTGGTTACAGTTTAACGAAGATCAATCCAATTTCAACATCCATAATACTCGCGTTCTCAATCCCGGTGATATTATATCTGCGCGGTATAGTATGAGTGTTACAACCGTTTGGATATTTCACGGCAATAACCTCCAAATTGTTACTCTGGTGTCGAGGTGACTGACATGTGGCACGATAACATTCACGCGGCAATTAAGTCGCTGCACCCCGGCGCTGATATGATCCGGGACTACATGTGGGTCATGAGCGCAGACGGCGAACCGTTCATGCAGAAGTGGGATACAGAGAAGCTCGGCCCGCTTGATCTTGCCGCTATCGAGGCAGAGGCCCTGCGACTGGCAAGCATCGTCCCCGTCCCTCAGACCATCACACGCCGTCAGTGCGCTCGTGAGCTATACACCCTCAAGATGATAACCGGACCCGAGATGGTGACTATGACAGCCACAGGAACGCCTCCGGCTCTCATCGAGAAAGTCTTCAAGGCACTTCCCGAAGCCGATCAGTGGATCGCCCGGGCAGACTTTGCTGCGGACACCTATGAGCGTTCTAACCCACTTCTGGTGGGCATCATGAAAGCCAGCGGCACATCTGAGGCTGGTATCGACCACTTCTTCCGTGAGGCATCAACTCGATGATCTGGCTTATTACAATCGCGTCCATGGTGGCGCTCGCAGTCCTCAATGCCCTTCGGGGCAGCGGGCAGGGCTGGATGCGTCCCGTGGTTGGGGTAGCTGCCGGTGTAGCCGCATGGCTGGCCGGGTCTCCTATCATCACCGCGGGCATCGTTGCCGGTGGATTGTGGCTCTGGCTCACCCAACCGTGGGGCAGGTGGTATATGCTTGGACAAGGGGAACGCGACTGGTCGGGCTCCCCTAACTGGTTGGAGAAGCCGATTGAACGGTTTACCGACGATATATACCCAGACCAGCGTTCGCTTTCCGATGCACTGGCATGGCTCATCAGTGGGACATTGTTTGCCCTGCCCCTGATCGTGCTTGCCTCACCGTTCTGGCTGTTCTTGACCCCCCTCACCATCGGCATCTATGCCGCCTCCTTAGCAGTAGTCACTCTCGGTCCCCATGTCCGAGTTGGTGAAGCTGGCAAAGGAGCACTGATCGGATTGCTTACTGTAATCCTTGCAGGATGCGGAGCAGTGCAGTGTGGACTGGACTGGGGTGTCATCACGTCTTCACTGGGAGTCCCAGTCAAATGACCTCCCGTGCCACCTCGGCAACCCTCGAACGCTCCCTAGGACGCGTTGAAGGCAAGCTAGATGGACTGGCTGATACCCTTGACCAACGCTTCAAAAACATCGAGCAACGCCTTGATGTATATAAAGAACTCCCGGCCATCGTGGACCGTCTGGATAAAGACCTGACGTTCTACAAGCGGGCCGGGAGTGCGGCTATTGGCCTCATCGGCTTCATCCTGTCCTCTGATTTCATCATGAAGAGCGTCTACGCTTTTGCACCCAAATGACCAACAGAACTGACCGCAACCAACTCGATACCCTTCAAGCCCTCATGGTGAAGAACCTCATGGACAAGTTGAAGGATGGATCGGCTACTGCGGCTGATCTTAACGTGGCTCGCCAGCTACTTAAAGACAACAATGTAGCCATCCTCCCAATGGAATCGGCAAGTGATGTCCAAGAACTGGCGAGTCAACTCCCCTTTCAGAACCTCGACCAGCTTCAAGCTGAACGAGAAAGTCTTAACTAAGGACATACGTGACAACTCTCGCTCTCGCAAACCGAACCGCTGGTGGATTGGTCAACACAACCCCATCGGTAAATCCCCCAGCGCTTGACGTGGTGGCCCGCGACTTCTTCCTGAACTCCGCCGCTACAACCAACATGACACTGGTACAGGTAGGGCCCCGTGCCGTGGGAAGCCTCTATGCGTCCAATACAGGTGCGGCAGTGGCTTACGTCAAGTTGTACAACAAGGCAACGGTGCCTCTCACAACCGACATCCCTGTCATGATTATCCCACTCCAACCCCTGACAGCCGGTATGCCGGGTGTTGCACAGATCATGCAGTCTGCGACTGGTTTCCGGTTCCCCCTTGGTCTGGGTATCGCCATCACTGGTGGTATTGCAGACAACGACGCCACGGCAGTCGCCGCTGGTCAGGTTAAGGTGTTCCTGACCCACAAAGCCTAAAGCCCCCTACAGGCCCGTTCTACTCCCCCGCTACCCCACTTCATGCGGAATGTAGAATGGGCCTGTACGGCCTTCCTAGGGCTTCCTAGGGCCTATCTAATACCACAAGGCACTCATTACCATATGACATCCCTGAAGAGCCACCTCACAGGCTCGACCAAGCTGACCCCAGCCGACCCACTGAAGGCTGACTTCCGGAACTTCCTATGGCTCTTGTGGAAACATCTGAACCTCCCAGAGCCCACCCCTGTCCAGTATGATATTGCGACCTTCCTCCAGACTGGTCCTCGCCGTCTGGGTATCCTCGCCTTCCGTGGTGTGGGGAAGAGCTTCGTTACCGCCGCCTTCGTGTGCTGGCTCCTGTACTGCAATCCGCAGACCAAGATTCTCGTTGTCTCCGCCTCCAAGATGCGAGCGGACAACTTCTCAACCTTCGTGCTGGACCTGATCCATTCGGTCCCCCAACTCCAACACCTCATCCCCCGTGATGACCAACGGCAGTCCAAGGTCGCATTTGACGTTGGGCCTGCCACCCCAGATCAGTCCCCCTCCGTCCTCTCTCTCGGTGTCACCTCGCAGATCGCTGGTACCCGTGCTGATGTGATCGTAGCGGATGACGTGGAGGTACCCAACAACTCGGCTACCAGTGCGCTGCGAGAGAAGCTTGCAGAGCGGGTCAAGGAGTTCGACGCTGTACTGAAGCCCGGTGGACGGATCGTCTACCTCGGCACCCCACAGGACGAGCAGTCCCTCTACAATGCCCTCCCGGAGCGTGGCTACGTCTTCCGCATCTGGCCAGCCCTCTTCCCCCAGCCTGAACAGAGAGGCCGCTATGGGGCCAAGCTAGCCCCACTGATTGCCAACCTCTTGGACAAGAACCCGGAGCTTTCAGGTAAGCCTACCGACATCAAGAGGTTCACTGAAGCTGACCTTGAAGAGCGTAGGCTGTCTTATGGCAAGCAAGGCTTTGCCCT